GGAAATGGGTACATAGTTCATCAAAATTGGATACAAGTAGGAAATGACACTGGTATTTACTGCCCGAATGGCGCTTACTTCTACAATGATTCAACTTACGGATGGTTTGCAAGAAGTTCAATTACCACCAGTAGTAGTATTCGCTTGCAGCTCACAAGTAGTGGTACAACCGTAGGCTGGTGGTATGCCGATAGTAGCTATAATCAAGGATTTTTAACTAGTGCGGGAGGCTGGGGTTTAAAGATGGATAACTCTGGGAATGTAACTGCTACGGGCAACGTATCGGCATACTCAGACCTTCGACTCAAAGAAGATATAAAACCTCTAGAAAACTCCCTTGCAAAAATTTTACAACTTCGAGGCGTGGAGTATACTCGAAAAGACACGGGCTCCCAAGAAATAGGTGTAATTGCTCAAGAAGTGGAAGAAGTTTTGCCAGAAGTTGTGCATATTAGTGATGCAACCGCCGAAGATGACACCGAATATACAGATATTCGTTCTGTAGACTATGGACGAATGGTTTCAGTTTTAATTGAAGCAATGAAAGAGCAACAAGCTCAAATTAATGAACTTAAGGAGAAAATTAAATGGCAGTAACATGGACTTATAATGCACCAACAGGAAGCGAACCAACAATTATGGTATCTTTTACTGATGGAACAATTACACACGAGCGATCTGTAAATGCAGTTTATACCGATGGAAGCTATGATGCAACTGCAACAGAGACTCGCGTAGCAGAAGTAGGAGCGGGTGTAGAAAATAAAATTGCACTTGGAGTAATTACCCAAAGCAGCGAAGAGCCTGCACCTACTCCTCCAGGCTAAGATATGGCACTTCAAACTAGCGGAACAATTAGTCTCAATGATATCCATATAGAAGCAGGGGGGAGTTCTGGAACAACAGCAAGTCTTAATGATTCTGATATTCGTGGATTGACACCAGCATCTGGTTATTCAATTAATACAGGTTCTGGTACTCAGATTGCTCTTGGAGACTTTTATGGGGCTTCCGCAGAAATTGTAGCAAGAACTGTTGCTGGAAGTTATGGAAGTGGTTACCCATTTACTGGTGCTTTTGTTGCGGGACTTTTAAGCAGTTCTCAGTCTTCTGCTGTAGGAACGCTTCCTTCTGGTTTTTCAAACCAAAGCGAATATATTTCTGGAGTTAAATTTTATGGTTGGTCGCATCAAGCTTTTCCAAATACTGGCAGTCCCGCAATAGAAATTTATTATGACACTGGAACAGGCTTTACAAAACCGCAGAATGTTAGTAACTTAACAATACAGTTTAAAAACATAACAGATAGTCTAGATAGTGCTGTCTTTCCAATGAACTCTAGTGATTTTTCGTCAGCACAAACAGCAGGAACTGTTCCTAGCGGGATGACTTTTGGCGCTGATGCACCCCTTGGTATGCCTTATTCTGGAAGCTATTCAAATGCTAGGTCAATGAATTTTTCATTTTTTAGTAAATATACAGGAACCCCAAGCACTAGCTATCAGTCTTTTAATGGTCCAAGTTTTGCACATTCGTTTACTACAGGCTTTCCCCCCGCGTCTGGCGAAACAGTTGATCTTTTTTGGGAAACTTAATAGGAAAACTAAATGGAATATAATTACGAAATTTTAAAAATTGAACCACGACACAAGTTTTTAAGTGTGCGTTATTTTAAAGAAGGAAAGGATGATTTTTTTAAAAACTTTAATCCTGTTTCCTTTGCAGATGCTGATATTGAAGCAGTTATTCAAAATCATTTTCCTTATGTTAAAAGACACTGGGAATATCAAGATACAGTAGATGAAAGCGTTTCAACCTTAGAAGTTGGAAGTACAGCCACTTTAACATATGCAGAGCCAGAACCTGTTGTTCAAACAACGGAGCAAAAAGCTCAACAGCTTCGTGGAGAAAGAAATTGGATGTTGCTTGAAACTGACTGGATGGTGCTTTCAGACTCTGGCGCTCCTAGCCAAGAATGGCTAGATTATAGACAGGCTCTTAGGGATGTAACAAGTCAAGCTGGGTTCCCTGATAATATCACTTGGCCCACTAAACCAGAATAAACCATGCTTTTTACTAAGCATAAATCAAAAGGAGAATAAATTATGTCACTTAATTGGACAGTAGCATCAATGGACTACACCGTGTCACAAGATGGACACACAAATGTAGTAAATACTATACACTGGAGAGTTTCAAAAAGTGTAGGAGAATATACGGCAGATTCTTATGGAACTGTAGGATTAGAAGCTCCTGGAGAAAGTTTTGTAGAGTGGGCAAGTATTACTGCAGAAACTGCCATAGGTTGGATTCAGGCAGCTCTAGGCGCCGAACAAGTTACAAATATTGAAGCCTCCCTTGACGCACAGCTCACAGAAATGGCTACCCCTACAACAGGTACGGGAGTACCTTGGTAAATGAGACGCGGTAGGCAGCCAGATATCTATGAGTATCTTGAAGTTCGCATATCTCAACTCTCAGAAGATATGAGAAAAGCTCATGATGAATACGATAAACAATGGTACAATCGTTTAATTCAAGAACTTTCTTGGGCTCAAAGTCAGAAGCATAATTGTTACTTAGATGAAGTAGAACATTGGAAGGAGAGTTACTCTTATCTTCCATAGACGCGTAAGCGCTATACGGACAAATACATGGCAGTTCGTCGAAAAAGAAAAGCTGTAAAAAAGAAGCCTGTACCTACAAATAAAAAACTTTATGCAAGAGTGAAAGCTCAAGCAAAGCGTAAGTTTAAGGTATATCCTTCTGCTTATGCAAATGGTTGGCTAGTAAAAACTTACAAAGCCAAGGGCGGTAGATACCGCATGGGGAGTAAATAATGCCATCACACTACGGTAAAAAGAAAAAGCCGATGAAAGGTAAAAAACGCGGCAGTAAAAAGAAAAAGTCTATGGGGCTAAGCGCAAAACAAAAGAAGTTGCCTCCAGCACTTCAAAAAGCGATATTAAAGAAAAAACGTGGCCGCTAAACGAAAGCGTAAAAAAGCACCTCGTGGATATCATTATATGCCGAATGGTAAATTGATGAAGAATTCGGCACATAAAAAGAAGCGCAGTAAAAAGCGAAGGGGAAAATAATGGAGTTTTTATTTGGAATTTTAGTAGGAGCAGCAGGATACTGGGGATGGGAAAAGTTTGGCCGTCATCTAATCGATCGAGGCTAATGGAAGTTTCTCCTGTTCATTATACTGTTCCAACAACTTATACTCATAGAGATATTGTATACCGAGTATTTGACGGAATAGTTCCAGGGACTAAAAAAGTTTTGGCTTATGTCTACGACGTAACTGTTTATGACCGTAGTGGACATCTCAAAACAAGCACGGCTGTTCACTCAGTCGAGTATACTGCATAATTATGGCGAAACCGAAAGGAGGACTTACAAAGTGGTTCAAAGAAAAATGGGTAGACATTTCTCGTCCTAAAAAAGGTGGGGGATATATGCCTTGTGGACGCAAAAAAGCTTCGAGTAAGAAGTACCCAAAATGTGTTCCTGCCTCAAAAGCTGCTCGAATGACTGCAGCCCAAAAAAAGTCTGCTATTTCTAGAAAGAGAAGAGCAGGTAACCCAGGCGGAAAGCCGACTATGGTGAAAACATTTACCAAGTCGAAAAGGAGAATGAAGCGTGGCGGTAAAAAGAAAAGGTAAAAAAAGAGATTCTCGCTTAAAACGAGCAGGAGTTTCAGGCTTTAATAAACCAAAGCGTACTCCTAGTCACCCAAAAAAATCGCACATTGTTGTTGCAAAAGTAGGTACAAAAATTAAAACAATTCGTTTTGGGCAACAAGGAGCAAAAACAGCAGGAAAGCCCAAGGCGGGTGAGTCTCAAACAATGAAAAGGAAGCGAGCTTCTTTTAAGGCTCGTCATGCAAAGAATATTGCTCGCGGCAAGATGTCAGCAGCTTACTGGGCTGACAAGGTGAAGTGGTAATGGGGGAAGATTTAGAGAAGGCAGGGTATCATCCTGCGGATGTAAACGGCGATAATGTAGTAGATGCGGATGAAAAAGCAATGTACTTAGAATTTAAGCGTAAAGAGCTTGAAGACCAAGATGCAATGCGAGACGCTCAACGTAGTATGACTTGGTTTGCCCTTGCAGGAATGCTTCTTTACCCTGCTACGGTAATGGCAACTGAGATATTTAAACTACATCAAGCAGCTACTATTTTAGGAGATATGGCAGCAGTATACTTTGTGTCTGTTGCAGGTATTGTAGCAGCATTCTTTGGTGCTCAAGCTTGGAGTGGTAAAAAATAATGGACTTCTTAGTTGATCTTGCAATAAATTTTTGGCAGTGGACTATTGTAATCACTCTTATTCTGATTGGCTTTGTAGCAAGTATTTTTGACGGCCAAGGAGAGAATAGAGTAGGATTTATGTATAAAGAAATGCCTCATATGAAGCCTCTTCCAATTCAAACAAAAGACAAAGGATTTTGGAAAGCAATATGGATGTGGATGTTAGGTGTTCGTCAATGGGAAATTTGTGATGACTTTCACTTTACACTAGGCGTAGACGAGTATGTTATTCCAAAAGGTTTTCAATTTGATGGAGCATCAGTACCTAAGTTTCTTGCAATGTGGCTTTCACCTACAGGAGTCTTACTTATGGGCGGGCTTGTTCATGATTATGGCTATAAGTACGCGACTTTAAAAAAGAAAGATGGCACAGATATCGGTAAAAAAGACCAGAAGTGGATGGATAAACTTTTTCGAGATATTTGTATTGAAGTAAATGGTTTCAAGTTGTTAAATTACTTAGCATACTGGGCTCTTCGAGTAGCAGGATTCGCAGCTTGGAACGGACATAGAAAAAACGATTAAGAAGGTAATATGACAGTAGAATTAAGTAGAAGAGATTTAATCTCTCAGCAGCTTGTCGAGTTTCAATCTGAGACGAGGTTTCTCAAACTTCCAGTAGACCCATATTTGGAGCTACTCGGCGTTACACCTCTTCCGTCTCAAATGGCGATCATAAATGCGATAAATAATAATAAGTACCGTTTTGTAACTGCAGCAATTTCAAGAAGACAGGGCAAAACTTATATCGCAAATATTATTGGGCAACTAGTATCTCTAGTCCCGGGTTCACACATTTTAATAATGTCTCCGAACTACGCCTTGTCTCAGATTTCTTTCGACTTACAACGGCAACTTATTAAACACTTTGATTTAGAAGTTGCAAAAGATAATGCAAAAGATAAAGTTATTGAGTTAACCAATGGGTCAACTATTCGAATGGGATCCATCAATCAGGTCGATTCCTGTGTAGGCAGAAGTTACGACCTAATTATTTTTGACGAAGCAGCTTTGGCGGATGGAAAAGAAGCATTTAACGTTGCACTGCGTCCTACCCTGGACAAAGATAACTCAAAAGCATTGTTTATCTCTACACCGCGAGGAAAAAATAACTGGTTTGCAGAGTTTTTTAATAGAGGATTTACTGATGACTTTCCCGAATGGGCCTCAATACGAGCAACTTATAAGGATAATCCGCGCATGTCTGAGAGCGATATATCGGAAGCTAGAAAAAGCATGTCCGAAGCCGAATTCCGACAAGAGTATGAAGCCGATTTTAATACCTATGAAGGACAGATTTGGAACTTTAACCATGAAGAGTGTATTGAGAACTTGGAAGAACTCGAAGTTTCAAACATGGACATATTCGCTGGGCTTGATGTGGGGTATAGAGATCCCACTGCCTTTTGCGTTCTGGCGTACGACTGGGACACAGAAAAGTACTACTTACTTGACGAGTATTTAGACGCAGAAAAAACTACAGAACAACATGCTGCACAAATCAGAAGACTAGTAGAAAAGTGGAATATTGATTATATCTATATTGATTCAGCAGCTCAGCAAACTCGTTTTGACTTTGCTCAAAATTATGATATATCTACTATTAATGCCAAAAAGTCAGTTTTAGATGGAATTGCACATGTAGCTGCCATTGTTGATAATGATAATTTAGTAATACACCAAACATGTAAAGAAAGTTTATCAGCATTAGACCAGTACCAGTGGGATCCAAATCCAAATCTAGCAAGGGAAAAACCAAAACATAATATGGCCTCACACATGGCGGATGCGTTACGGTATGCAATATATTCATTTGAGACTTCTTCTACAGGGTTCTGAAAGGACCACAGAAAAATAGTAGTTGACAATTTAGTTCCCCCACGATATAATTTCGGTATTAAAAGTAATAGATTCAAAGATGACAGAGCTAAAACGAGACCCCGTAAAGTATATACGGGACAAGGCAAAAGCCCGGTATGAGAAAGCCACGGAGTGTTACATTTGTGGAAAAGACACTGAGCTTGATTTTCATCACTATTACAGCTTGAGTCCCTTGCTTCAAAATTGGGTCAAAGAAAAAGGATATCATTTTGAAGATATTCGTGACTTTCGGGACGAGTTTATTAACGAACATATTGAAGAGCTGTACGATGAAACTGTTACAATATGTCATGCGCACCACTTAAAACTACATTCAATATACGGGCGTAACCCAACACTACATTCAGCGCCTAAACAAAAACGTTGGGTAGAGATACAAAGAGGAAAGCATGGCTTGGTATAATTTTTGGCAAAAGGAGGCAGAGGAGAAGTTAAATCCTGCGCAGCCACATTTTGACCATAAAATAGAGTCTTCTCGTGAAAAACACGGGAGCTATGAAAGAGCCTACGAAGACTTAGAAATTGTTAATCGCGGCGTAAACATGATTGTAGACGACTGCGCGGAAATAAATACAAAAGTTGGTGGACAACTTAATACAACAAGTGTTATAAAGAATATTAAAAGATCTAGGGTAAATTTATTACTAAATAAAGAGCCTAATCTTTTTCAAGATATTAGCACTTTTCGTCGTAATTTAATTACAGACTATCTTCTAGACGGCAATGTTTTTATATATTTTGATGGAGTGCATCTCTATCACCTGCCTGCTAGCAAAATGCATATTCACTCTAGCGAGTCTACTTATATTGAAAAATTTACTTATAATGAGACAATTAACTATTCTCCTAACGAGATTATTCATGTAAAAGAAAATTCTTTTTACTCTATTTATAGAGGAGTATCACGACTAAAACCCGCTCTTCGTACTATGGTTCTTATGAAGAATATGCGAGAGTTTCAAGACAATTTCTTTAGGAATGGAGCTGTCCCAGGTCTCGTACTAAAGTCTCCTAATACCTTGTCTGAAAAAATTAAAGAGCGTATGATTCAATCCTGGACAGCTAGATACCGCCCCGATGCAGGGGGTCGCAGACCTCTCATTCTTGATGGAGGAATCGAAGTTGATAGTATTTCAAATGTAAACTTTAAAGAACTTGATTTTCAATCTGCAATTACAGAAAATGAGAAAATTATTTTAAAGGCACTTGGCATTCCTCCGATTCTTTTAGACTCAGGAAATAACGCAAATATTCGACCCAATATGAGATTGTACTACTTGGAGACTATTCTTCCAATTGTACGAAAGATTAACTTTGCTCTAGAAAGATTCTTTGGATTTGAAATTATTGAAGATGCTACTAATATTCCTGCACTTCAACCAGAGTTACGAGATCAAGCGCAGTATTTTTCAGCACTTGTAAATACTGGTATTATTACACCAAATGAAGCAAGAGATGCAATTAATTTTGACCCCATTGAAGGTTTTGACGAGCTGCGAGTACCTGCAAATATTGCAGGGAGCGCGGTAAATCCCGATGAAGGTGGGCGCCCAGAAGAAGGAGAAACTGATGGCTAGAGCACGCGCAAGAATGGCTGTATTGCAAGATATTGCAATGCATATGCTGGAAGTAGGTCATGTTATGACCAGAAAAGAATGGGAAACTAATTCAAACTCTCCCATTCGAATCGGAATGATTTTTAATCTTTTCGGTAATTGGCCAAGGATGATAGGTATTCTTAAAAATGAGATGCCGGAGGCTTGGGAGCAAATTAATGCTCCTAAAGCACCCCCTCCTGAGCCAAAATCTGCACCCAAGCCTAAAGAGGAAGCTAAGGTTAATCCTCTTGAAGCTTTGAGCAAGACTGCCCCGGCAGAAGAAAAGAGTGAAGACTAATGGAAAAGATTTTTAATCTTACATCTACTTTTAAAGCTCTGGACGAAGACGACGGAGGGGTTCATATCTGTGGTATGGCAAGTACGCATGATGAGGATCGTGCAAATGATGTCATTATGGCAGAGGCATGGACAAAAGGTGGACTTAGAAACTTTGAAAAGAACCCTATTATTCTTTTTAACCACGACTACAACAAGCCTATTGGACGAGCTACAGGACTTAAAGTCACTGAAAACGGTCTTGAACTAAAGGCTAAAATCTCTAAATCTGCGCCTGATCATGTGGCGCAATTAGTAAAAGAAGGCATTCTTGGAGCATTTTCTGTTGGTTTCCGAGTCAAGGATGCTGATTATTTATCGGAAACTGACGGATTAAAGATTAAGGATGCTGAGTTGTTTGAAGTATCAGTTGTATCGGTACCTTGCAATCAAGCAGCAACTTTTTCTCTGGCGAAGTCATTTGACTCTATGGACGAGTATAATGAATTCAAGAAAACTTTCACCAATCGTGTAGATCTAGCCGGTCAGTCTCTGGCTAAGGATGAAAATTCATTTATAGCTAGTGAAACACCGGACGAAGCGGAAAAATCCGCTAAACAGGAGATCAAAATGTCGGAAGAAGTAAAAACTCCCGAAATCGACTTGGAAGCTTTTGCGAAGAAAGTAGCAGAGGAGACTGCTGCTAAGATCGCAATGAAGCAAGCCGAGGCGAAAGCTGTTGAAGAAAAGGCAGCACAAGAAGCAGAAGAGAAGGCAGTTCAACAAGCTGCTGAGAAAGCTGCTAAAGAAGAAGAAGTTAAGTCTGCAATCACTACTGGTATCCAATCTGGTACTGAGCGACTGCTGGCTGACGTACAAGAGGATCTGAATAAGCGTAATAGCGATATGGAAGAGACTCTGGCCAAGTACAAGAAGGACCTCGAAGAGAAATCTGACGAAATCTCTAAAATGCGTGAGTCCAAGCGTGTATTTGGTGATCGGGCTGAGAAGTCTGATATTGCTAAGTGGGGCAATGACTTTGTAACTGCTCACATGCTAGGTGTTATGACTCGTAAGGGTTGGGACACTGATTTTGCACGTGACTTGCAAGAGAAGGCTGGCGTAAACTACGCTGCTAACGCTGCTGACATCGACCAGGAAGTTTCTTCACTGATCGAAAAGGAAATCATGAATGAGCTGAAAGTAGCTCGACTATTCCGTGAGATTCCTGTTAACGGCGGAGCAACTGTACTGCCAATCCAGACTGATGCTGGTAAAGCTGCTTGGGCTGCTGACGCTACTTCAGGTAACTTGGAAAACCGTCCTCAAGTAACTGCTAACCAGTATAACGCTAAGCAAGTTGTTCTCAACGCTTATCGTCTGGTATCATCCACGTTCATGAACAACGACGTAGACGAGCAGGTACTCATTAACTTGATGCCTATGCTAGTTGAATCAGTTGCTCGTGCTCACGGCCGTGCAGTAGAAGATGTTATCATCAATGGTAACGGTACTATCTCTGGCTTGGACAACTACGCAGCTGCATATGACCCCGGTACGTTCTCCGTATCAGCAGGCACTCGCCTGACTTCAGCGATGCTTCTTAGCGCTCGTGAAGCAATGGGTAAGTATGGTTTGTCGCCCACCGACATGGCATACATCGTATCACAGGACTCTTACTTTGACCTGTTGAATGATGCTAACTTCCAGACTCTGGATGAAGTTGGTTCCGATCTGGCTGCGCGAGTAGTTGGTACTATCGGTGCTGTTTACGGTTCGCCCGTAATTGTTTCTGAAGAGTTTGCAGCAGCAGCTAACGGCACTCCAGCCGCGTTTGCTTGCTACACTCGTAACTATGTAATGCCTCGACTCCGCGGTGTAACCGTTGAGCAGGATTACGAAGTGATGAACCAGCGTCGCGTAATCGTTGCATCTCAGTCTCTTGGCTTTGAAGAAATTCTGGCCGGTGACGGTGCAGGTAATGAGCCTGTAGTTAAGATTGATAACGAAACCTAATAGCTTAGGCTATACTTCTAAACTGGGGAGGTTTTCCTCCCCAAGTTTTTATTAATGGACTTATGACTGATTTAGTTACTCTTATAGAATATAAAGCTGCCGAAGGGATTAATACCCCCAAGAATGATGAGCAGTTAAATAAAATTATTCCGTCTGTAAGTCAATTAGTAAAAACTTACTGTGCAAATACTTTTGTAGATTATTATAGCACAAATAAAATAGACACAATTAATGTAGACTGGGATACCCATATTGTACAACTTACAGAAAGTCCTGTAAATACTATTGTATCTGTAGAGGAGAGACCTAATTATGGAAGCTCTTATTTAACTCTTACTACGGGCGCGTATGAATACTATTTAGATACTATAACAGATAGCGTAATTCGTACAACAAACGGTACTTATAAGAACTGGAGTCGTGGCCCAGGCGCAGTTCGTGTAACTTATACTGCGGGATACGCAAGTGTTCCTGCGGATTTACGACTTGCAGTTTTTGATTTGATTACATACTACTTGAAAGATGAGCACAAAGAGCGACGGTCTATTGCTGGCGCTAGTATTCAGAATCAAGCAAGTTCAAGTCAGCGCAATAATGTGGCATTTCCTGATCATATTAAGCGCGTTCTTGATCTTTATAAAAACTTTTAATGTCATCTGGAAATTTAAAAAAGTTTTTAACAAAGTTAGATAAAGAACTACAAAGAAGCTCGGAAGATTATAGAACGGCAGTAA